CGCATAGATACAAAAATTAAGCAGCTTGATAATTTAAAAGACCTTGCTGTAAAATGTACGGCAGCACTATCCGGAATTCCTCATAATCCGAGTCGCAGTAAAACCCGGATGGCGGATACGATTGAAAAAATCGTGGATCTTCAGAATGAAATCAACACCGACATCGATAGGCTGATAGATTTAAAGCGTGAGATTGTACAAGTCATCAAAAGTGTGCCTGACCCAGAACAGCAAACTATACTTGAAAAGCGGTACTTATGTTATTTGAGTTGGGAACAGATTGCGGTTGATATGAATTACAGCATTCAGCACATTTTTAGACTACATGATAAAGCACTCGAAAACATAAAGATGAGAGTAAATGTGATAGAATGAGAGTTGCTTGACATGGTATAATGTAGACTGGAAAAATGCATTGATAAGCGTCCTGATTGAATCGGGGCGCTTTTTGCATAAAAAGAAAGCAGCGGAATTACTCCGCTACTCCTTTCTTTTTGAGGTATTCGGTTATTGCGTTGCGGATAAACTCCGCTTTAGCGATACCGTCTTTGGCAAGCTCGGCTTCCCATTTGGCAACTAGTTCTTTCGGTATATGCTGGAAGAAACAGCGCAGGAATTAGCGGAGACTATCAAGGAGATAGAAAGGTATGCTAACGACACCGGAAATTAAAGAGCTGATTGCAAAGGATAACATACACAAATTCTATATTGACCGAGCATGGAAAAGGTTGCGCAAGCAAGTGCTCAAGATGGACAAGTATGAATGCCAGCAATGTAAAGAGCGGGGCAGGTATACAAGAGCAACACATGTGCATCATATCAACCACGTAAAGGACAGGCCTGACTTGGCTATGTCATTACTGTACGAGGACAACAACGGAGTGATAAGGCGCAACCTGATAAGTCTGTGTAAAGACTGCCACGAAGAACAACATCCGCACAGGCCGAATAAGCCGAAAGAGCCGATAACGGAAGAAAGATGGTAAACCCCCCCGGTCAGAAAAAACGCGTTTTAAATTCAAGGGCGTCTACTCGGGCGGGTGGGTGACAAAACAGATTTTTTCGATTCTCACGCGAGGGGGTGGTATATATAGCGAGAGCCGCAGTCAAAAAAATCATTGAATCAGAGCTGTATGCAGACATCAAAAAGGATTTGCTCGACCAACTTGACCGCAACGGCAACGATGGGAAATATTATACTGACCTTGTGGATGACTATATGGATTTGTGGGTAACAAAAAATCTGCTTATTGAGGACATCAAAAAGCGCGGTGTAACAGTTACTTACAATAACGGTGGCGGTCAAAAAGGGCGCAAGAAAAACGATTCCGTAGAGCAGCTTATAAAAGTTAATGCCCAAATGCTAAAACTATTGTCTGAAATCGGAATTAAGCCGACACAAACCGACGGTACCGATGGTGAGGATGATGACGAAATGTAGTTATATCGATGATTATATTGCGGACATTAGGAGTGGGAAAATTAAAGCGTCAAAAGAGCTGATTCAAGCTACATACTACATCGAAAACAAACTATCTTCTGATGATGTTTTTATAGACATTCCTAAAATCGAAAAAGCAATTGAATTAATCGAACGATATTTTGAGATGAAGCTCCTTCCTTGGGAGCTTTTTATAATAGCACTGGTCCATTGCTATTATAAATCGACTGATTCGGTTGTGTTTGACGAGTTCTTTATTATGATGGGCCGCGGCAACGGAAAAAACGGGTTTATTTCCGGCTTGGCGTGGTATCTTACAACTCATTATCACGGCATCAAAGGGTACAACGTTGATATTATAGCCAACAGTGAGGACCAGGCTAAAACTTCATTTGATGATATTTACAGCATGCTTGAACGAACATGGGACAAATCCAAGAAGTTTTTCTATAAATCAAAAGTCGAGATTCGAAACCTGAAAACCGGTTCTTATATCAAATACAACACTTCGAACGCCCGCACTAAAGATGGAAAAAGATCAGCTTGCCTGATTTTTGATGAAAGGCACGAATACGAAGATTCAAAAAATATTGGCGTTTTTTCATCCGGCTTTGGTAAAAGAAAACACAGCCGGATTTTTTCAATTACCACAAATGGATATGTTCGGGGTGGTGTTCTGGACGATGATTTGAGGTTAGCCCAGGATGTGCTATCCGGAAGGATAACGAACATAGGGCTTTGCCCGCTGATTTACAAAATGGATTCAGATGAAGAGTGTAATAATCCCGATTTGTGGGAAAAAGCAAACCCGTCATTGCCGTATTTTCCAGAGCTAAGGAAGCAGATGGAAAAAGATTTTATAAAAAAAGAATACGACAAACAAACCGAACTCGATTTTTACACAAAGCGCATGAATTTACCTCGCTCTGACCAAGAGGTGCAGATAACCGAATGGGAAAACATAGCAGCAACTAACAAACCGATACCAGACCTCGAAGGCAAACCCTGTACGGTCGGCATTGACTACGCAACATTAAACGACTGGGCTGCGGTGAACTTGCATTTTATTGTCGAAGGGATTCGCTACGACATTAATCACGCATGGATATGCACACATTCAAAAGACTTAAAAAGGCTTAAATGTCCTTGGCAACAGTGGGCCGTCGATGGATTGTTAACTGTTGTTGATGAAAGAGAAATCAGTCCAGATCTGATTGCGGAATGGATTGCCGAAAAAGCTAAAAGTTACGTAATTAAGAAGTTGTTTTTAGACAACAACAAATACGCGCTGTTAAAAAAATCTCTTCGCTCTATCGGTTTTGATGATGATGTTCACGATAACATAAAATGCATTAGGCCGAACGACATAATGAAAACCATTCCTGTGATAACCAGTGTATTTACCAATCAATTATTTGTTTGGGGGGATAACCCTGTATTACGTTGGGCGGCTTGGAACACAAAGCTTGAAAGGCGCGGAGCAAAAGAGGGTACCGATACAGGCAATTTTTATTATGCAAAGATTGAATCAAAAAGCCGAAAAAATGACCCGTGGATGGCCTTAGTTCATTCTATGGTTGGAGAAGATTTGCTGATTTCCGAACAAACCACATATTACGACCTGCCGGTTATCAGCTTATAAGGAGAGATGCAGATGGGAGTAATTAGCTGGCTTTTTAATAAACTCGGAAAACCCGTCCCTGTAAGCGCCAGCGAATTTGAAAAAGCACTGCTTGACGAGTATATTTCGGCGGCCGGGGATGCATATGTCCGGGAAATGGCATTCTGGACAGCGGTAAACATGATAGCCAACGCAATCAGTAAGTGTGAGTTTAAAACCTTTGAGAACTACGAAGAGGTGAAGAAGGATAATTATTATCGCTGGAATGTCCGACCTAACCGGAACCAGAATTCAAGCGCATTCCTGCACAAGCTGATTTCGAAGCTTTACCGGGATAACGAAGTGCTGGTCATTGAACAGGGAGAGGACATTTATGTGGCAGACAGTTTTACAAAAAAGGAATACGCGCTGTTTGATTATGAATTTACCCAGGTGACTGTCGGAGATTTCACATTTGGCAAAACCTTTTATCAAAGTGACGTGATATACCTTGAATTGGCAGATACAAATATCCGGGAGCTGATCGCCGGGTTGTATCAGAGTTATGCCAAGTTGCTTGAATACACAATGAAAGCATATCAAAGATCGCGAGGGATTAAGGCAAAGTATGAGTTTGGTACAATTCCACCGGCAGGCACCGAAGAGAGAAAACTGTTTGATGATTTAATAGACAACAAATTCAAAAAATTCCTTGAGGCAGACAGCGCGATAATCCCGCTTGGTTCAGGGCAAAACCTAACAGAATTCGGCGTATCTAAAACATATTCAAGCGATAATACCCGAGATATTCGAGCGATGATTGATGACGTGTTTGCGCTGACGGCCCGGGCGTTTGGCATACCGCCTGCGTTAATGAGCGGTGATGTCCAAGGCGTACAGGACGCTTTAGACCAGTTCTTGACATTCTGCATTGACCCGCTGGCAGATATGCTTGAGGAAGAAATAAACCGTAAGGTATTTAAACGTGAAGGATACTTAAAAGGCAACTATATGCAAATCGACACCAAACGGATTAAGCATGTGGATATATTCAGCGTGTCAACATCAATTGATAAGTTGATTTCTTCCGGAGTGTTCAGTGTCAACGATATTCTTAAAATGCTTAACCTGCCAAAAATCAACGAAGATTGGGCAGACAAGCATTTTATCACTAAGAATTATATGTCGTTTGAAGAGGCACTTAAATCTCTGGGAGGAGGTGAAAACAAATGAGGAAATACTATGCCTTAGAAACCAGCGGCAATTCGGCGGATATTTATGTATTCGGCGATATAGTGTCGTGGAGAATGCTTGAGAGCGATGTTTCAAGCTATTCGCTGGCGAAAGAAATCGCCGAGTTAAAAGACATCTCACAAATCAATGTCCACATCAATTCATATGGTGGTGAAGTTGCCGAGGGATTGGCGATTTATAACTCGCTTAAAAACCATCCTGCAAAGGTTGTTACTATTTGTGACGGTTTCGCCTGTTCCGCTGCCAGTGTAGTGTTTATGGCTGGCGATGAACGGATAATGAATAGCGCGTCGTTGCTTATGGTACATAATGCATGGATGGTTACAGCCGGGAACGCGCAGCAGCTTAGAAAAGACGCTGACGACCTGGAGACAATCACACAGGCAACAATTAATGCCTATATGGAGAGGGTAAATATCTCCGAGGAAAAGCTAAAAGAGCTTTTGGACAACGAAACATGGATTTTGCCTGCGGACGCGCTGGAGATGGGGTTTGCGACCTCAATTACCAGTGCGTTTTCTGTTTCCGACGGAAAGGCGGCAGCATCTGCGCGTCAGATATTGTATCAGCTAGTGCGGTCTGCAATCGATGTAAAACCAAATTCGCAACCCGTTCTACAGCCTGAACCGGTTCACGAGGAACCGAAGGAAAATAAAGTTTTAAAATTTTTAAATGCTTTAATGAAAGGATGAAGTTAAATGACAAATCTTGACGCAATGAAGGAACAAAAACAGAAACTTTTGCAGAGAATCAACCAATCCGTGAAAGACGGCAACGAGGAAGCCTTTGCCGAGGCATTTACCGAGTTTACTAATTTACTCCAGGACGCAGTAATGGCCGAGGCAAAAGGACTTATCCAGGCGGCGGATAACCAGATACTTGCCGGCCGCGGCGTGAGAGTCCTCACATCCGAGGAGCGGAAGTATTATGAGAAAGTTATCGAGGCTATGAAGTCCAAAACTCCGCAGCAGGCATTGACACTGATTGAAGAGACACTGCCCAAAACAACCATCGATGCGGTTTTTGAAGACATCACGGAGTCCCATCCGCTTCTGGATGCAATCAACTTCCAGAACACCAGTGTTTTAACTGAAATCGTTGTATCCACTCTTGATGGCCGCCATTTGGCAAAATGGGGCAAGCTGACTGATGAAATTACCAAAGAATTGTCAGCAGGTTTCGCGGTAATTAACTTGGAGCACAAAAAGCTGTCTGCATTTATCCCGATTTCCAAAGCTATGCTCGATGTTGGCCCTGAATGGCTTGACAGGTATATCAGAACTATGCTTGCCGAGGCGATAGTTAACGGGGTTGAGGCAGGCATTATTGACGGCAGCGGCTTGGAAGAGCCCATTGGAATGCGCAGGGACCCCAACGGGAATATTGACCAGACTACCGGATATCCGGTGCTTACTGCTATCAATGTAACCGAGATTACTCCCGAAACTTATGGCGACCTGATTTCCAAACTTGCCACCGGTCCTAATGGGCTGTCGAGACCCGTATCCGAAGTAATCCTGGTCGTAAACCCCGTGGATTACTTCAAAAAACTCATTCCCGCTGTTACTGTCCGCGCTGCTGACGGTACATATGTCGAGCGCTTCCCCTTCCCCACCAGGGTAATCCAGTCAGTGCATGTGCCGCAGAATGAGGCTATTATCGGTATCGGCAACAGGTATTTTATGGGTCTCGGCACCGGCAAGGGCGGAAAGATTGAATACAGCGACGAGTACCGTTTCCTCGAAGACGAGCGGGTGTATCTGACCAAACTTTACGGCAACGGCCGTCCTCTCGACAATAAGAGCTTCCTTCGGCTCAATATCACCAACCTTGCTCCCTCTATCCCTGTTGTAAAAACTATCCCCGAAGCATAGGTGATACAAGATGAAGGTTAAGGTATTAAGGCCCTTCCGGGACAAACACACAAAGGTACTCTACCGGAAGGGCCAAACAATAACTGTGGGCAAGGAACGGTTTGAGGAAATCAACTCAACCGCTTACGGTGTACTGGTTGAGGAAGTGAAAGATACCAAGAAGGCTGAAAAGTAGGTGATGTTATGAGCCTACCAGAAGGACTGCTCAAGGCAGTCAAGAACTATCTCGATATTACATGGGATGACCCGGATGGCGATATTAAGCTGTCCGGGATTATCCAACGCGGTATGCAGTACCTCAATAAGGTCGCGGGCGAAGAACTTGATTACACAACCGAGGACAAGCCTCGTGAGCTATTGATGGACTATTGCCGTTATGTAAGGTCGAACGCCCTCGAGGACTTCCAAAAGAATTACCTGCACGAGCTCTTATCACTGCAGCACGAATATGAGGTGAAGCGGTATGCCGAAGAAACAGCTTCAGAAGTTTAATGACGGAATAGTGAAAATATATTCCGTTACAAATACCGCTGAACCGGGAGAAATGCCAATTGATGGTTTAGCGCTAGCATATACGCTGCGGTATGAAGAGCGGACAGTCGGAATAAACAGGTATTTTGCGGCGCAGCAATCTAATAT